TGAGTAAACAAAAATATAAAGAAGTATTGGAAACACAATACAATGATGTAATTGCAAAGATTAAGGGGTGGCATGAATTACCTAATGTATTACAAGCTTTAAGCGATTATACAGCTATTTGTATTGCTATGTGTGAAAGGATTTATGACGATAAAGAAATAAATTATTCTGATTATATTTATTTGAATGAGCATATTAATAATAATCTTAAAGAAGTATGTAGAATAGTCAGAAGGTAGTGTTATGAGTAATTACACTAGCCTTAGTCGTCTGATTAATGAGTTAAATAGAACGCTTGGTATCATCAGTGATACTGAGCGTGAGAATCTAATCCAATCGTATTACAATCAAGGTTTGATTAGTTATAGGCAATACTACCTTTTAAGGTCTAGCGTTGTTAAACACGAATACATCCACAATTATTTTATTCAAATGTACGGTGAGAATTGGTAGGTGATAAACATGAACACAGATATTAAAATTGAATTAGAATTTTATTTTACATTTGATGGTTTAATTGTTTTACATTCTACAGACTATCGAATTGTATGGGATGAGTATATTAAGTATTGTAATAAGTATGGCCCTAATCATGACTATTATTTATATGTTGTAAATAAACACGATTTTAAAGATTTTATAAAAATAAAGAGTGATAATTAATATCACTCTTTTAATATTTACTGAGTATATAGCTTAATAGTCTTTTAGTTTCCTGGTTGTTGTAATACACACAACCCTCTCGATATGATCTTATTAATACGTTTAAACGCTGATCTTTACGCCAAAGTTTAGCGACCATCATATTTTCACGATTATTACTGCCAATTGAATAACAATATCCGTATTCTTTATTAATTTGTTGATTAATATAAACATATCCTGTGTCCATATCAATCCAAGCACCATAATAAACATCATCATAATATAGTGTACATAAATAATCACACACATTTGTTTTCCGCTTAATAAAATCGTTTGTATCATAAGCAAAGTTACCAGCGTTATAATCCCCATACGTTGTACCCGATATTAATTTATGGAATTTCGATTTTTCTTTGTTTCCTTTTCTATACTCGCCATGGCAAATTTGAACTATAATTTGCTCGACTGAATCATTACCTTTAAATGTATTAAACTCTTTTGCGGGGTTTGGTGATATACCAAAATAACTGAAATATGGGTTAACAATACTAACATTGTTAGCCAATAAATAAACATGTCCTTCTCGCTGTCTAAAAATAGAGTCGATAATATTTAATAGAATTTCAACTTCATTCGGAATGTACGCGTTGAATCCAGCCTTTTCGGGTATAAACTCATCAACAATAATTGTATCCACATCCACATAACTTGTTGATTTTAAACTAGCAAAAGATGTTAGAGATGTTGCGTAACCCATTTCGCAACCATTTATGTAAAAGGTGGTAAAATTGCTACCACCTGTTATTTTAAATTCATCATCTTTAAAATTTTCAATTTGATCGTTTAAAAATGTTTTGATTTTTCTAAGGTCAGTTTTATAACGTCTTAAATAAAGAAATTGTTTTCCTTTTCTCTTATACCGGCTTATACAGTCTCTTTTAAACGCGTAAGTCTTTCCAATTCCACGACCACCAATAATAAAGTTTAGAAATTTATTGTATGATTTTATATTCGTCGGAATGTACCAATCTATTGTTTGTGTCATTTGAACACTCCATATGGTGTTGTGTTATAACCTCTTGAGTTAAGTTCACCGCAAGCCATCCAACGCCGAGAATTATCTGAACCAATCCAACTAATCCAGCAATATCCCTCGCGTTTAACGAATCCGTCGTACTGAACGTGCATACCATTTGTATAATATAACCCTGTATCTTTTCCCTTCAAGCTTGGGGCACGTCTAATTCTGATTGTGCAATTCGGATAAAACACACCAATTTCCCTATGAAAATCACTAGGGATATAATTTAAAATATTTCCTATAGTTTCATTTAATATCATATTTCTAGGAATAAATACAGTAGAATACATAGCTGAATAAGGAAGTGTAATAATATTAAAACCTTCATTATTTCCGTTTTGATTTGTGCCTAAAAATCTACCATATGATCCATTCACGTCACTGTCGAAAATTGCGATATGACTATAAGGTGTAACACCTGGTACGACTTTGAAAACAACGATTGCTCCTGGTTGTAATTGTGTTGTTTCAACGCAATGCGTTAACATTCCATTTGTTTTTCTATTCTCCCAAATATCTTTTACATAACCACTAGTTGTACAATTTGCACCATTAAATCCATTGTATTGACAATAGTCCATATAGCCATCCCAACATTGACAACCATAATATCCATCTTTATCAACTCTTTTACCCATCATTTTCTGACGGTAATTGTAGTATTTATTTGTATCAATATTCATTTTATTGCCTCCTAAAAAATATTGAAAAATAATCCATATTCCTGCAGCTCCGCGTACAATTCATTTTCGATTGTGATAACCGCACGTCTTGAACCTTGTAAAACCTCCGCCAATGTCTGAATACCGATATTACCGTTACGTGTAAAACTATACTCTTCATGTCCTGTCGTATCATTTGCGCTATTAGGTTTAGAGATAGTTTTAGCAATGTTATTAACATAATCATTTGTATTAATATCAATTCGTCCTTCAGGTGTAACAGAGTTTAAAGCTATACTTGTATCTTCTCCACTTGCACAGGTTTTTCCTGTGGTATCGCGTGTGTAAGTTTCTGTATAGTTTGTGTTGGCTGTTGGGTTGTCTTGATCTTGAAAAGGAATTGTTTTAAATAAAGTATAATATCTATCCATATTGATTTCAAACCAGTGTTGAATTTCGAATTTCCAATATGCATAGGTTTCCTGTCCGATTTCGTCAAACCAAAAGTGCTTTAAAATTCCCGTCTCTAACGCCTTACGTTTTTCAAGATCATCATAAAATTTGTAATTAAAATCAAAAATCTTTTTTCTAGAGATCTCTAACACTTCCATATCACTTAATTCATATTGAGCGTCAATTAATTCCTCAAATGCTAAATTGTGACATACGCCACAGATTGTTTCAGTGTTTTCAGCGAGCACCGGATTTTGTAAAGTCAATAAATAGTTAGGAATTTTTAATTTATTCATCATTGTTATCACCTTCTTTAACATCCAAGTTGTTATTAATGTTAAAATCCTTAATACTTGTATTTGAGTCTAACTCAAGTAGTTTCATGATGTCTTCAAAATCTTCATAAGGCGCAAACTCAACACTCGCATTTAATCCGAATTTTCTGTTTAATTCATCAATGGCTTTTTTTCGTTCACTTAACCAAATATTCCGAGACGCGATAACCTGTTGATTGTTTGCGTTAACCTCATCTGAAACTAATCGTTCCTTTTTATCCATATTGGCATTTTCGATGCCTAAAAATGTCATGCACTCGCGCAAAATAGCTTGTTTCATTCCATGCAATTCATCCGCAATAAAAGGTGCGTTCGTGTTCAGTACATTAATATCTTCCGTTCTAAATCCTTTTGAGGTGAAGATCGTTTGCACGCCTTGTAGAATCTTTTTCATGAAAACTTTAAATTGCTGTAACATTCGTCTATCACCTGTAATGATATACGGCGTCCACTGCATTGTTAAATTCTGATCCATTGTTCGACTCGTTAAAGCTAATTTTTTCGCATAAAAATTTAAATATGGAAACAACCCAACGTATAAAGGACTGTTTTTCATAACTACACATTCATTACTATTTAACGTCTTTCTAATAAGTGGACTTGTTGAAACTGTATGATATTCGGTTGGCATTTGATAGTGGTTTAATTTACTGCCTAATGTGATTTCACTACAGATTAGTCCAAGTCTTTCATCATCATAAAAACCAATATAACCACGTGTTTGTAGAATGTACTCTAAATAAAATGTGTTTATTGATTCGGGTAAATCCTTATACTTAAACATATTTAAACTTAACATTTGCAAATACGTGTAATAAATAAAATCCGCTTCATTGTTATTCATTGTTGCAATGCCTACTGCATTTCTACAGTAGTCTGTAAACGTGCTAGTGTCATTTAATAAATCCATCTTAATCATCTCCTTTACTTATATGTTAGATAAAAAAGGTTGAACCGTCAACCTTTTATATTAATGCACTTTCTTTTCTTTATAATTTCCATATTTATCAACCATATCAGCCGTGTAGCGTTCTCCATTATGATATTCATAATTTCCTACATCTTTGGTGTGCCAAAGAGTAATACCATTATCAAATGCACGTTTGATTTTTTCTAAATCGCTCGGGTCGATATTTTCACCTTTGATATTACATTTTACAGTCTGAATATAATTCCAATTTTGGCGTGTATGTAAATTCGGATAGTCAATTGTATTTGTTGCATATCCTCGCATGTCCCATATTTTATTAATTTTATCCTGGTATTCTTGTGTAGGTTTATAAGCATATAAAACTAATGTGTTTAAATCTAGTGCTGTTTGTCTTAACACGTCATTTGAGCCGGTCACAACACTGTCAGCGGTAGCCTGTGCGTCATGAATTCGAGCGTTATAACTATCCATAGCATTTTGAATATTTGTCTGATTCTGATAACGTGTTGTTAACTCTCTTAATTGATTACTGATTGCGGTTGATTGTGTGCTAGCACTCGCTTGTGCATTTGCGTTAGCAAGAGCATTTGCGTTTTGCAAGTTAGTTTGTTTTGTGTTGATTTGATTTTGCATTGCGGTTTGTCCAATGCCTAAACCAGCACCCACTAAACTACCTACAGCACCACCAATATTACCAGTTAGTGCGCTTGCGATTCCACCACTTAATCCACCGATTGCACTCATACTAGCGTTTATCATATTCGATTTGTTATGCAAATCGTTTAAACTACTCGCTAGATTTGTATTTCTAGATGTTACACTTAAATTCAAATTATTCTGTAATGAAGTTTGAGCGCTTAACGCATTACCTGTAGCGCTTGCAATTGCTGAATTGGTTTCATTTGATCTTCGAATATTTGACAAACCAACATTCATGGAGTTTCTAGATGATTGCATTAAAAGCGCCGTTTGGTCGCTTATAATTGGTAAGCTACATTCATATTGTGATTCGAATGAATTGTCAATGTTCATGATTACGTCGTTTGTTGTTTTGGTGGTTTTCTTTAATTTATAATTGATTGGCACAATATTTAATTTGGAATTGTTAGGACTTCCAACGAAAGCAAATTGAATTGCGCTAAAATTCTCCCACAACTCATTTTTGAAAATTTTATTGGTTCCATTATTATCACTTATTAATAGATAGGAATAAGGATACCATAATATTTTAGTATTTTTAATAACTTCCGGATAAAAACGAAGTGGAGCATTCATAATATCCGTTTTAACGAATTGACTAGTATCATTATCGTTCATTTTACTAAAACCAAATGCACCATATTTTAACATAGTATAGCTACCTTCACCAACAATAGTAAAATTTTCTTTAACTATTCTTAACTCATTATTAACAAAAGCGATCCCAGGAATATAGTTAGTTATAACAATAGAAACGCATTTACCGACTAATTTTTCATCTTTACGAATCGCATCTAAAATGGTGCTTATATTGCTTATTGATAAATCTTGATCACTCGTATTTTTCAGTTTTGTAATTCCTAAACCTGTAATCCTAGAATATGGTAGTATATAATAGTTAACTTGGCTAGGTGCTCCCAAAGTTCCGGACGTATAAGTATCACTACCATCCATTGTGCATGTCATTCCAATTATCGCAAAACTCACGTAATTCATAGGGTTTAGGGTCATCACATCTTCAGCTATAAGGTCAGTACCGATTTCCAAATTCTCCGGCTGTGTATTGATACATGGTTTACGTTTATCGTTTGAACTTTCTTTATAATATTGTGGTCTATGTTCATAGGCAATATATGATTCCATAAAGTTATTTTCAATTTCAAAACGCCATGTCTGTATTACATCCGTTTCGAAAGTAATACTAGTGGTGTCATCGTTTAAATAACCTAAACTTGTAATAAAGCAGTAAATCCATTTTGATTTGTTGCCTGTATCACCATTCCTATAGATCATATAATTGTACAAACGTAAAACATCATATGAACCTGGTACAACCACATTTCCATCTTTTCTTTGGTAAGTGTAATTCTCAAACACAACATGATCATAGTTATTAATGAAAAAATTAAATTGTTCTTCCTTACTATTAAATGCACCCCAAAACGTATTATTCATAGCGTCAATTTCCAAACCCTTTAACAAATAAATTTTACTTTGTGGCGTAAATTGACTATTTACAACTCCTATACTCATCTTAATCATCTCCTTTTATTTTATCTTATTAAAAAATAGTTGAACTTTCAACTATTTTATTTGTCTTTGATATAATCATAAATTTCACGTGCTTTCGTTCCACGCGTTGGTTGGTTAGGGTCTGCCGGTCTTTCATAATTCGCTAAAAACTCAATTGCTAATGTATAAGGGTCGGCAGTTGATTTTGAAAAGCTTTCGAAACTTTCGGGATAGGCTGATGTTGCAATCCATTGTGCTCCGTTTTCCATCTCCCATTGAATGCGCTCACATTCACCAACTCCAAACTTAGAAACATCCGGATAATATCCCTTTTCTTTTAGCCAATCAATTATTTTCGTCCAAGGTGTCCACTGAACCAAACCATAACCACGACTAGCTACCGGTTGTGCAAATGGTATATCACTCTCCCACCTATTCGGATTAACAGTACTTTCAAAATAGGCATTACCTAACATTCCAGCAACCGAGTTTGCTGTCCAACCTTTTGTCTTAAAGAATTGCCAAAATGCAACCCAATTTTGCTTAGACTCATCTTCTGTAAGTGGTCTAGTGTTATTAATATCACCAGGTATAAACCACTCACTCGTTGGTGTTGGCGGTTCGGGTTTGATCTCTTCTTTCGTTTTATAAAAGCCTAAATCAATACCTAAACCATCTAAAATAAAATAATGTTTAATATATTTGTAACTTGGTTCGGGTGGTGTTGGTGGTGTTGGTGGCTCTCCGCCTTCGAAAGTTTTCCAACCCTGTCCATAACCGTTAACTATATTTGTATCATTCACATAAAATACTTCCGTCGGCAACACTGAGCCACTTAACGCATAACATTGATTTCCATATCGACAGGTAACACCATAATAAACAAGTCCGGCGTTTTGTGTAAATGTTTGATCTATATGACAATGATCTCCGGTAGCATATCCGGCTTCACCTGTATGATAAATTAAATCACCTTGCGCGTATCGTGTTGCGGTTGGTGGATTCGGGTCATGTGTAAAACTAACTGTAACATATGTTAACCCGTTAGGAGTCCAAACGGGATTATCCGAACTGTACGCGCGTGTATTACCTACACTATCACTATACGACAAGTGGCATGAAAAAGGAGCGTATACAGGTACTCTAGTTTGTCCACTTATTGCATTATCAAATGGATGTCCACAACAATGACTCAGATCATTTGGACCTGACCATTGTGTGATGTTCATTGTTTCCATTGGAAAAAGACAAACCTCACTGCCATTATATGTTAACTTTTGACCGGCTTTCATAAATTCAATTCCTCCTCTAATTCTACTAACTCTCTTAACTTATCTTCACATATATTGTATCGCTCATAATCCACATCTTTTAAGATGTGCATGCATTGCATATAAAATTCAATATAAAAATAAACGCTTAAACCTACCGGTAAACTATATGGAATATCTTCCGGTTTTTTCATTTTATAAATACTTGATAATTCACATTTATTATTCATTATATTAACCTCTATATTAACCGCTAATTTTAAAAAAGCTAGATTTTAAATCTAGCTATAATTTAATGCCGTATAAACTACCTTCCACATCGCTAGCGGTGCAACGTGCAAGTATCTTATCCGGTCCCGTTTTCAATAACGAAACTGTATATTTACGAGAATTGCCTTCGGTTACACTATCAGTAGAAATATAATCAGCTGACATAAATCCTACTCCTTTATAATTTGACTCAACAGGTAAATCATCAAACAAGCTAATTGGGTATATACAATTCCCAAGTATTTTACTTTTACCATAACCAGCGTCAGTGAAATAAAGGTTTAAAAGCAATATATCATATTTATTTATAATATCATTAACATCCATAAAGTTACTATCAATAGGGGATGATGCGCCGTTTGTGTTATATGGTGTTAAATTAGAAATTAATTCAATTTTAATATCGTTTTTCTCTAAAAGCTCATGTGTAACATTATTCGATTTTAAAGTATACATTTAAATACCTCCTTCACTTGCTACTGATGTAGCACCTTTTTTAATTTTTATAATGTCCTCTTTAACAGTTGTAATATCTTCTTTAATATTATTGATCTGTGTTAAATTATTTTTAATACTTGATTGCATTGTAGAACACAATTCTTTTAAACTAGTAATTTCAGTATTAATTGTTGACAATTGATTATTAATATTTAATATTTGAGATGCTTGTGTTTTCTGTTCATTGTTCAATTTCTCTAGAGTAGTATCATATTTATCTTGTAATTGATTGATTACAATCTCAATGCGTTCATCAACTAAACCAGGTAATTGATCTTTTACATGTTGCATAGTGTTATCTAAATTTTTCTCAATATTTTCATTCCATTGAATAACAACATCATTTACAGCTTGCACGGTCCATTCAATATAACCTTGTAATTGATTGATACATTGGTATATGTTCATACCTGTATTGAATGCACTAACATATTGCTGTGCTAAATTTATACCGCTTAACTTTAAGCCGTTATATTTAGGTAAAATATTTTGTATTTTATCATCATTAATTACACCCATGTTATTTACCTCCTTCTTTATAGCCAATTAGTACTTTTAGTTTATCCGGTAGAATATCACTATTGATTTTAGAAATGTTTTCTATAATACTCACAACTTCTGTAATGATCGCATAACTACAAATTACAGGCACTAAATCAACTCCAAAAGGTAAATTTAAATAACTTTTCGCGTAATTAATAGCAATGCCTAAACTGTAACAAAAGATAAAACCAACCTTTTTAAAAAGGCCATCTCTTAACTTATTTGATTTTATTTGTTTACCTTCTCTTAATGCACCAACGATACCTGTAACCAAATCCAAACCATTGAAAACCAATGCTACTAGAATAATTTTCATATTAATCACCTCTTTCATTTTCTATAATACTAATAAATAGTTGAATATTCAACTATTTTTAAACAAAAGAAAAAGAGCTAACTTAATAACTCTTTTTCTTTCAACAATCAAAGTTCTGTAAATCCTATATAGAAAAGAGGGCGTAATATCCTACTCATAACACTGATATTATAACATAACTATACGTTATATACAACCTTAATATCACATGTCACATTAGAATTTATATCTTTAATAGTGACAGTTGTTAAACCCTCACTAGTAATTGATGATAATCCTTTAATGGTTACATGTCTTAAATCATCACTTAATGTAGCACTAACCATAGTAGATTCTTTTGATGTTGCCTCTAAGTTAATAGGTGCGTTCAATCCATTAGTCTGTACTGTAAATGATACTGTTACGCTACCATCTTTATTAACCTGTACAACTTGAGGATTAGAATAAATTGCTGTAACTTTCTCCTCTACAGTTCCGGATACAAACGCAATTGCATTTGCAAAGCGACTTGTCGCGATACCTTCCCAGTGATGTAGAAAATAATTCCAATATAAGCCCTTAGCATTATATGCAACACCAACGGAGTATTTCTGATCAAATACTCTATAAATTTCACTGTCAACAACTAACGCTTCAATTGTTCCTTGGTTCGTACTAGGTAAAGTTGGTAAAACTAACACGTGTGCTTTAAATTCGGCAAACTCTAACTGGAATGTCTGCGCTAACCAGTCAATGTTTAAATAACTATTTGATAATCCGTTTAAAATAACGTAAATATCTTCATAGTCATTTTGTTTAGTTACAGCCATAGCATTATATTCATTTGTTGGCTCTGTAAGATAAGATACATATTCTGTAATTTTACGTGCTAATTCTTTAGCTGTTTCTGTATCTGTTACCGCACTTGTTTTAACGATCTTCATTAATCCATTTTCATAATGTTTAACTAAAGCAGATTTCATGTAGTTATAGTCGTCTTTGTTATCACCATTATACATTGAATCAACAATACGCGCGATCAAACTATTTACTCCATCCCAGCTAACGAAATACTTACGCATATCATCATCAGTAATTGTTGCTGGATAATATGACTTACGATTAACAACATAAAATGCTGTTTTAATGTCAGGCAACTCACGTTTAAATAATGTGTTTTCTGCGTCTGCTTGATCGTATTCATGTTCCTTAGCACATTCAACAAAATATTCTTCCATCGTGTAGCCTAATGCCATGTTAGCCATTTTAAACGGAGCTAACTTGTTCGTTAAAATATTTCGGTGTGCGATCACTCGACCGATTCGAGTTGCTAAATTCATAAATTCAACACCTAAGCTATCAGGATATTCTAATAATCCATTCATAAATTCTAATGATGAAACTTCATTAGGATCTCCAATTGTAGACTGGAAATTTGGAGAAGATACTCTATACATTGCACTAGCTACTTCCTGACCTGTTGGTTGTGTTTCCAATCCTAAATCTTCTTGAATCGCTTTTGCAACGTCTTTTCCTGTTGTTCTTGGCATATATAATCACCTCTTTCGTTTTAAATGCCTAATTTTCTCAAATCCATTGGTTCTTCATGTTTCGGTTTTCCATCACCTGACTTTTCAACACCAATTTGCATAAATAACTTTGAGTTTGCTTCCGTTAACGAAGTATTCTTTTCCGTCAATTTTGTGTTTTCAGCTTTTAGATCATCTAACTCTTTGTAAGTTTTTTCAACTTCCGCGCGCATGTCATTTAACATGGTCGAACGTTCCGCTTGATCTTCAACCGTTAACACTTCCGTAAACTTTTCTCTCAATTCATCACGTTCCATATTTTACACATCCCTTCTATTTATAAATATATGATATTAATATTGTAAAGTCAATATAAAATAAAACCCTCTTTTAAGAGGGTTTCATCAATATAGGTTGTAAAGTTTAAAGTGTTACCAGCTAGATTACTATTCCTAACTATGTTGTTAGCACGTTTCACCGCGAGTAAGCCTAACATACATGCCTGATTTCCGTTCTTTATTCCTTACACATTAATAATAACATGTTATTTTATTTTTTCCAAATCTTCTTTAATTTTATCTTTAACGTATTTACTAAATTTTTTGGATTTCAATAAGCAATCAATATAATCAACCACTTCAACTTCATTTTTATTTACACAAACACAATATTTATTTACATTGTCTCGATACCATTGGTTTCTATGTTCTTTCGATTTTTCACTCATCATTATTATCACCTTCTTTAAACCATGCTAATGGTTTACCTAATATATACGTGTGAACAAATTCATTTGTTTCATGGTTAACAATGCTCCAACCATCTTTTAAATATTCATTTAACGCGTCTATGTCTTTTCTGTAAGCTGAATAATCATAATCTTTTATACTTCTAACAATTACCACTTTATTTCTAAGTGGAGGACTTCCGAACATAATCTCATTGAATTCCTTCAATCTTTTATCACACTCTTCAAATATTCCACCATTTTCATAAGTTAACAACTTATATTGCAATTCATCAATATCTTTTCGTAAAATTTTATTTTCATTACGTAAATTGGTGTAACCATAATAAATAATTAAACCAACGAAAACAACAACAATTATATTTAACAATAAATTCATAAATATCACTCCTATTGCGTATACACCGAATATAAATGTTACGCTTAAACAACATAATGTCATAATTAAATATTTTATTATAACACTTAAAACACTTATCACCTTATCAACCTCCTTACCTACTTTTAATGCTAAATTGTCTATCAACTAACACAATACCACCAGGAACATGTGTTTTTTTCAAACAATCATTAATAACATTGCCAACTCTAAAGTTATCATATGTTACATTCTGTTTAGCTTTTTCCGTCATTCCCGCACATTTTACGTTTAGATAATAACATACACCTCCACGAATATAATATAGATTATCCTTACAATCATTCTCATCAATGTATTCCTGTTGGTGCTCTGCATATTCCTTATAACTGATCTCGATTTCTTCAACGTAAGATTTTGCACCAATAAAATAAGAGCGGTTAAATATAGATTCTAAACCCCAAAATCCTAACTCTTTATCATCAATAATATCTTTTATTGCAACCGGAATTTGTGTACCTACTAAATGGATTGAATCCGTATCAATGTATGCGACTCTGTGAATACCTACTTTCTGTGCAGTACTGATTGTATATTTACGCGCATAGGCGGTAACAAACTCACCATATGGGAGGTAAATAGGATCGCGAAATTGTTCATCAATAACCTCTTTCACTTCTCCATCTTCAAACGTTGTATACATAGGATCGTGTAACCTTAACACTCCATCATCTTTATCAATAAATGGAATTTTAGGCGTGACGTTTGGATTGGTTGCAAACTTACCATAAACCGAATTTAATTGTCTTTTAGCAATAAAACGTTGTGCACCTTTTGAGTTTTTCTTGATCCGCATTTGCTCGTCAATGAACTGTCTAGCTATGCCAACACAACCTTTGAACTTATATCCGTTTATAAATTCAACGTCGTAAACGTCGTATTGTTCATTGAATAGTTGCCAATCTACGCTGGTTACAGTCATTCTCACAATATCCCCATTTGAACTGTCAACATATTTTTTACTTCCAAAAAATCGAGAAAACTTATCTAATGATATGCATGGTATATGATCCTTTTTTATGTCGAAAGCAAAACTAATAACACCAACCCATAGCGGATATTCATCATCATGCTGATATTCACCATCAAAATATACGGGCGTTTCATACGGTAAAAGTTCATAATACATACGAGATGGAAAAAGAGAATTAACATCAAATACAATACCTTGCTCAATCTCTTTTTCTTTTAGTTCAGGATTTGCCCACACAAAACCACCACTATATGCTGGACGTAAATCCCTATCAACATTCATTTCTAGTGTTGGGAAAATCTTCTCGAATGCCATTGGTAAAGTTTTCTTAAATGCGGCAAAACTACAGCTTGTAGCTGTCATTTTATTAAAACCAAGTTTGAAACATTCATTTAATGCCATACCTTCAATATCAATATCGTTGAACAGATAATCTATTTCATGTGGTGTTAACTCATGTCCTTGTTCTCTCTTAGTGGTATAATCTAGCTTTAATTTGCGTATTGGTAAATTAAAGTCATGCGCAATTTTTCTAATACTAAAAGGAATTAACTTAAACGAATCCCATATGGTTGTTTTTGTGGCGCGATAAATCGAGTATTTCCACCAAATTTCAATAGAATACCATAAGCCTGTATTTGATATAATCGTTTTAAAACAATTCGTTTTAGGCTTTTCTGAATATTCAAAACCATTGTTTAAAAGCCAACTAACAATAAATTCACCATCAAAAGCAAGGTTATGAAAATATAATTTACGTGTTTTTTCTTGACACCATTTTATAAATCCAACAATATCATTACCATATTCCTTTATATTTGAATCTTCAACAAAGCTTGCCCCCCATGCCCAAACACGACAGTCTAAAGGGTCGGTTGTGGTTTCAAAGTCACACGCCCAAATTTCGTTAGGCTCTTTTTTCTTTACCATACCACAACCCCCTTTATACTACTTATATTTAACCATACCGTCTTTAACATAAGCACGTCCGGTAAATACAGCTAAACTTTCTCTTACATCAGCCATATCAGTTTTTAACGCTCGACTAAGCTGTTCATTAACAAACATTTGATTTTCTGTATATTCGCGACTTAAATCTAAATATTTAAACGTATTAAGTGCTTTTCTCTCTTGATAAAACCATTTTATAAAATCTTTATCTGATAAAGATTTTATATCTTTTAAAATTTCTTTCGCTTCTTCTTCTGTAATTATATTCCCTCTAACATGTTTACCTAAAGCTGTCTCATAATTCAATCTTAAATTCGTTATTTTTTTATTTTTTTTAGTATTTTCCTCTAAACTTTCAATCCGATTGGCTAATTGTTTAGGGTATCTATAACTCTGAATATTAACATGGTGGACGGGTTCGAAAAATCCCCCTCTATCATCTTTTAAGACAGAAAGAGCGTTTCTAACACTAACACCCGTTGCAATACCACCTTTTGTCTCTTTTAATTTAGTTAACCCAACACTCCTAGCTAGTTTTTTTCTTTGCTTATTCTGTTTATCAACTAGCTTATTAGCCTTCTCAATGTCATTTCGATTGAAAACAACACCGTATCTATTTTCAATAAATCTGTTTTCTTTATTAAATCTATCAATTGATTTTAAATATTTATTAAACTCTTTACGATCATTAAAATCTTTTATTGATCGTATGTCATTAAATACAACATCCTGCCCTAAGTTTTGCGCTCTTGTGGCAGTACGCTTAGCACTTGCTATTGCGTTTCTCAACCGCTTAACGTCTTTTGTGCTTTTTCTCATTTTAGCCAATTTAAACACCCCCTTTTAAGTCAAAATAAAAGGGTGTTTGGCTAACACCCTTATTTAACAGGCTATTTAACAGCCATAGACAAATATTTATTTGAGCTTGAATTCGATTTCTTTTGGATGATTGTAACGCATACAGGATCTTTCGCCCAATCATAATTAAACACTTGCTTTAATTGTTTTAATGATTGTAGGAAAGGCTTACTATTGGTAGCATATGCCTTACCATCTTTATCAATAACAGTGATTAATTTCGAACAAATGATTTCTCCTGTTTGCTCATTCTCTTTTTCCACATCCTGTACAATGTAACCCGTCAACCATAAATCTTTACCAACTTGATCACTTAAACCTTCCGCATTATTTACCGCGTTGAATAAATTAACACGTTGTTCGTGAGTCATGTCCTCAGTTACAACTAAACCATTGTTTTCCATTGCTAATACTTCATTTTTTACATTTTCCATTTAATTTTCTCCTTTTAATTTTCAACATGCTTTTCTAATTAAATTATTTAAAGTTGTTTAATTTTCGGGTTAAGCATAACACCATAAATACAACCTATACGCTTTTTAGTGAAGTCATAACACAAAAAATTTTACATTTCGCACCTCCAAAAGTTCATCAATTTGCATATTTATTAAAACAAACCACATAACTAACATTATGATTAATAATATAATGAAAATTATGCATCTGTTTGACACTTTATAATATTTAAAGTTTCCTTTACAATGCTGGTATATTTGGTATACAGATAATAACACCCAAATTATGAAACTTGCAAGGATTAAATTACTAATACCCATAATTAATACCACTCATCATAGAGATAACTGCGCTTAGCGTTCTCCTCTTTCATTTGTTCAAGTGAAACCACGCCTTGTAATACCTTTCGTTTAAATACAGATAAAGTATTAAACTTAAATGAATAACTTGCCATCAGGCTTTTAGAATTTAATTTATAAATATCCATACGAATTAAATGTGTACGTTGGTATACAAGATGAAAACCAAGCTTATAATTACATAAATAAGTTTCTATAATATCAACAATAGAATTAACGTTATCCATTGTTAGTTCGCTTGGGTAGTGACCGTGTTTATAAATTCTAGACATAATTGCTACCTCTCAGTAAACTCAGATAAATAAATATATTCATCATGTTCATGTAAAGAAATATACATAAACATATGTTGTAAACGTCCATAAGTTTGTTTCTTTGTTCCAGCATATACAACAAAATTGTTCATATTGCTACACCAAAAATACACAGCCATACCCTTTTCAATAATCTCAACTTTATTAATCTTTTGGACTCTTCCGCTAGATTTTGACTTAAAATTTGCACTATTAAATTTTTCTTTTACAATATCTGCCTCATATAACAAATCTTCCTTAGTGATATTTCTATTAGTTCCGAATAACAT